GAAAAAGGAATTTCAATTCTCAGTCGAGCAGGTCGGCATAGCCGAGGGTGGCCGCAATGACGCTGCTGCCCGCGAAGCTGGCCGGCTCATAAGCGAGGGCCTGACCCTGCATGAGGTCCTGGTCGAGCTCGAGGACTGGAACAGCTATAACCATCCACCGCTGGAGCCGGGCGAGCTACGCAGAACAATGGACAGTGTGTTCAAGCGTGACCAGCGCAATAAGGACCATCAGGTCGTTAAGCAGGAGGCGCAGCGCGAAGCGCTGGCGCCGACGCCCCTGGAGATTGGCGAGGTTGCAGCGATCCCGCCCAGGCAGTGGTTGTATGGTCGCCACTACATCAGAAATTTTTTGTCAGTGACCGTGGCGGCAGGGGGTACCGGCAAGACCGCAGTGACCCTCGCAGAAGCCATGGCAATGGCAACGGGTAGGCCGTTACTAGGCATCCAGACAGACAGGCGACGTGTCTGGGTATGGAACCTCGAGGATCCGATTGATGAGCTTAGAAGGCGCTTCGCGGCCATTTCTCAGCACTACAATGTAAGGCAGGAAGAATACAGGGGCCACCTGTTTGTGAACTCTAGCCGGGACGGTAAGGTTGTCATGGCCGAGACGATCAATGGCCAGCCGGCCATCTTACCGGCCGCAGACATCATCCTCGGCTTCATAAAAGCCCACAAAATTGATGTGGTTATTGTTGATCCATTCGTGAGCTCGCACAGGCTACCTGAGAACGACAACGGAGCCATGGACCTGGTCGTAAAAGCCTGGGGCCGGATTGCCGAGCAGGGCAACTGCAGCATCGAGCTCGTACACCATGTCAGGAAAGCCCAGGTAGGCCAGGGCGTCAGCTATGGCGATGCAAGAGGGGCGAGCTCGCTAACTGATGCAGCCAGGCACGTCAGGCGACTGACTCGGATGACCGCAGATGAGGCCCGTTATGCGGACATCGATGAGCGAGAATTTTGGCGCTATTCCAGGGAGGCAGACAGCAAAGACAACCTGGCTCCGCCTGCTGGAGACAATAGCTGGCGCAAAATGGTCTCAGTTGAACTGCCCAACGGAGACAACGTCGGCGTGGTCGAGCAATGGCTGTGGCCAGACGCATTCGCAGACGTGACAGCCAGCGACCTGGGCAGGATCCAGACCAGGCTCAGAGAGGGCGACCACAGAGAAGATGTGAGGAGCTCAATGTGGGCTGGCCTGGTTGTGGCCGACGTGATGGCCATGGACGCCACTGAGGCCGGGGTGCGAGCAAAGATCAAGCACCTGTTGAAGACATGGATTGACAACAAAGAGCTCCAGGTAATCGAGCGAGTATGTCCTAAAAGTCGGCAACCCCGTCGGTTTATCGAATTGGGAGAGAGGTTTTATCTCCAAGCTCAATGAAAAAAAATGCTCGGTTTGCAATGAGACTAAACATGAGGACGAATTTTATGCAGGCTCAGGCATGTGCAAGGAGTGCAAGAATGTCCGACGACAGCAGGCCAGCAACGAAAACGAGAATAAGTACCTGGGCAGGGCCTGCTCCGCCGCGAAGCGGCAGGCAGCGAAGAGGGACATTGAGTTCAGCATCGACGCGGAACTGCTGCATGAGCTCTGGCGCAAGCAGGGGGGTCGGTGTGCTCTCTCAGGGCTCATTATGACGCACCATCGAGATGGCCAGGGGAGGAAGGATTTCAATGCCAGTATCGACCGGATTAATGGCGCCATTGGCTACACCTCGACCAATGTTCAGCTTGCCTGCCTGAGGGCAAACCTGATGAGATCGACGCTCAGTGGGACCGAATTTAACTGGTGGGTCAGGACTATTTCTGACCATTTGACGGCACGATGAACGACTCCCTAAATACCCCTAAATGCCCCGAAATAGTCTGCTACAGTTGCTCTGCCAAAACCAGTCTGCAACAGTCTGCACCAGTTCAAAAACGAACTGTAGCACCTTTAAAATCAATGACTTATAAGGATTTGCAACAGTGCTACAGTTTGTTTTTGCTACAGTTCAAATGTTGTCGCCAAAAACCTTTTAAAATCAAGTGCTTAGAGCATCTGCTACAGTGCTACAGTTGCCCTATATATAATATATATAGAACTGGCGCACTGGTGCGCCAGATTCAATATTATATATATGGTTCTGCCGGGCTCGAGGGGGTCTCTTGAGCAAGCTCGAGGAGCGCCTGGCGAAGCAGTTGGATGATGCTGGTGTGAAGTATGAGCGTGAACTGATGTTGATACCTGGTCGTAGGTTCAGGTTCGACTTTGTGATTCCGCAAGCCGCGTTGGTCATCGAGGCAGAGGGCGGCACCTGGAGCGGAGGTCGGCACACGAGTGGTGCAGGCTTCAGAAAAGACTGCGAGAAGTACAACCTGGCACTGGAGCATGGCTGGCGAGTGCTCCGATTTACCACGGATATGATCTCAAAGGGGCTGGCAGTTGAGCAAATAGTGCGGATCCTGGGCCAGGATGCTGCTGAGGGGCGCTCAGATGCCCTGTAAGGCGTTTTATGCTTTGCCCTGACTGCAGGGGTAGGTCCAGGGTAGTGGACACTGGTGAGCCCTCAGATTTCGTCGTGAGGCGTCGAGAGTGTAAACTTTGTGGCAACAGGTGGACCACGCACGAGCGGTTCCACATGAAACAGAAAAAGAAGGAGCCTGAGAAGCTGGAGCCGAGGCCGGCGGAGCCGGCGAGGCGGGATCGGCGGAAAGAGAGATACATCACTGAGAAACAGGATATTGATGGGTTGGCATGGCATCGGATCGACGATGATTGGCAGGATCGCCAAGATGACGAAGAAACTTTAAGAGAACTAAGGAACGAACATGGCTGGAAATCGTAAGATGCATGTGATTGTTAAAACGATCAATGATATTGGTGAGGAAAAGATATTCGGACAGATGGAGCAGGGTTGGACAACTGATCGGACATGCAAGTGGCTAGGTTGTGGCAGTCGGGCTTTTTACAAATGGTTGAGGTCCGAGGATGGTCGCCAAGAGCGATACTATGCTGCGCGCAAGGTTTGGGCAGATCACCTGGCAGAAGAGACGCTAGAGATAGCTGACTCGACAACTGATGCTGCTGATGCCCAGGTGGCGAAGCTGCGCATTGACACGCGCAAGTGGCTCGCAGCCAGCGCCAATCCTGAGAACTGGGGTGATCGACGTGCTGCCCTGGTCAACGTCAACATCCAGGATCAGCACATCCAGGCGCTGCGTGAATTGACCAAGAAGGATGCCGATCCAGTGTCGGATCAGTGACAATCCGCGTGCTCTCGCATCGTCACGCGGCGGTCGCGCACGGGGGAAAAAGAGAAAAAGCCGGCAAATCAACGGGTTACGCAGGCTTGACCAGGTGATACATGCACGGGCAGTTGAGTGGTAAAGATGTAACGCCAGTATACGGGTGTTACACGATAATAATAAGTGCTTATTAATCAATAACTTACGTTTCCAGGGTGCAAATGGCCTGGCCTGGGTACCGGGTTGATCCCCCCCTTGATATCTGGGGACCCGGGGGGAAAGAGATTAGGGTCATATTCAGCAAATTTTTTTTTGAAAATTCACCACAACAAGGAGAAAACACCGGCCCAAAAAAAACCCGGGCTGAGATAGCCCGGGCGAAAACCAAGTCACAGGGAAGGAGGAGGATGACCTGGTTTTTTTATCTCGGAGGGTAGCCGGGCTTCGCCCGGCTGATTCGGATCCCGCCAACCATAGCCGCGAGCCTATTCTGCCTGGGCACGCTGCGCCGGCTAACCTTTTTCTGCGCTACTTTATGCATATCGTCCACCCCAGACCGAAAATCCAAGCCTAACTCAGTTCAAATTTATTTACAATTATCTTAAATAAATGTGAACATAAGGTTTACATCAAGTATTGAACGGTGTTACACTCGACAGCGTTACATACACAATAACGAAGGAAGGAGAGACAAAGATGCAAGATGACAACATTATTTTTGCCAGGCTAATACTGTCCAGCATTGTTGGGGACGTTAAAGAGGCTGGATACAAGATCAACAAGGATGCTTGGGTATGGAAAGTTGGCAAATACCAATATGAGTTCCATGGACCTGACGGGTATTACAACGGCCTAATTACCGCAACCAACGCATATGAGGCCCGATATGAGGGGTGGATGACTTTTCTATCAAGGAAGCGGCGTAAGCCG